CCTTCCATGGCCTCTGCCGTACTTAGCCCCTGTGAATCTTCATCAAGCTCTGATGAACCCAGGTCTGATTCCTGATTACTGTCCTCCGAGGATAGGACATAATGGTGAGCGTCCGTCATTCTAATTTCTTAGCACTGCCGCAAGAAATTATCGGAGCGCTACCTGCGCCCTACCGCGATCCTAATTAGGAAATAAATCGCGCTTCGCATTTCCACGCAAATGCGAACGTATCGTCGGGCCCCTCGTACAGCTCTGGAAAGACTTGGGAGACTTCCCTACCGTCCTAATAGACGCCCTGTTACGCGAGGAGATTACCTCGCTCGCCGAGCCCCGGCTCCTAGGCGGTCATCCCGCCAAGCTGTTATGCCCTATGCACGCCTTGAGAAGAAAGGCATGGACACTAGCATTGATCTACCGACGATCATATCTACCACGAATACGAATGCGTATGCGGTAGTGTTGAACTTGATTCAACCTGGAACCGGTTCCTGGAATCGCGTCGGCAAGAAGACGCACCTGAAATCACTCCGTCTGACCGGGTGTATCAACTTTGCGTTGACGCCTACCTTCGCCACCGGCGCCCTGAACAGCACATTCGTTCGGATGATCGTGGTGTGGGACACCCAACCCTCTGGTGGTGCCATCCCCACTTTTGATACCATCTTTGGTATCACAGCCCAAGATGGGACAGAGACTTGTCCTGACATCACATGTCCCGTCAAGTACGATAACATGGACCGATTCCGCGTCCTGCGTGACTGGAGCATCCCCGTACCCACCGGGCCTCTCGTCTCCCAGGGAACAGGTCCCTACCTGGCTATCCCTGCTCGCTTTGATGAGTACATCAAGCTTCCAAACCTGGAGAGCGTTTACTCTGGCCAGAGCAACCCCATGACCATTACGGACATCTCTACCGGAGGCCTCTACTTCTACGCCCGGTCCCTGACCAATCTGTCGACTTGCACTGCCAATGTCGACGGCATCGCGCGTCTTCGTTACACCGAATGAGTAAATCGCTCTAGAATTAATTAGCGGATGTGGGGAGCGGAGCGCAGCGGAGCGGGGGGGCCCCACAGGAGCGGCCATGCTGTGGGTTAGGGTGCCTAAACCCGCAGTAGTATAGCGGAGAGCATCGGTTAGAGGACAGCGGAGCGGTTAGGGGAAGAGGGGAGTATGTTTTTTAATAAAAAACAAACAAGCGGAGGGCCGAAGGTCCGGAGCGCTCCTTACCATCTAAAAGGCTTTTTCCGGTGGACCATCCGGAAAGAATAAGATGGTAAGGCGTGTAGCGAAAAATCGGTGACTTTTTTCGCGTGCGCATCGCAGGGCTGGGTCAGTATTACCCAGCCCTGCAGAACTCACACTTGTTTGAGTTATGCCCCGACAATCGTCGCCCGCCCATGACTGGTGTTTCACACTTAACAACCCCCGACTGAGGGACCACGAACGTGTTACGAGTTGGCAGTACAACTACCTGGTGTTTCAACTGGAAGTTGGAGAAGAGGGAACTCCACACCTGCAAGGTTTCGTACAGTTTACGATCAAACAACGTTTGACTGCTCTCAAGAAACTTCATTCGAAGATTCATTGGGAACCCCGTCGTGGTTCAGCCTATCAGGCCGCCCACTACTGTAAGAAACCCGAGGAAGGGTGTGACTGCCACCATTGCGAGGAAGCTCGCCTCGGGATACCTCCCGAAAGCAAGTTCGAAGATGGAATCATCTCCGCCCCAGCCGGCGAGAAGCTCGCCTCCGTTGCGATGACCATCAAGAACCACGGCCTGTCTGCCGCGATAGAAACATACCCTACCCATTACATGGGTATGACAAGAGGCATGCAAGCCTTGGCTACTTTTTATTCGCCTCGTCGACAGTCGCGTCCTGTCGTGACAGTGCTTTACGGTCTGCCAGGCTCTGGAAAAACTCGGTACGCCATGTTGGGCCCCGACCCTTACGTGCAGGCGGATTACCCTTCAAAGGGCGCTTGCTTTTTCTTTGGGGACTATCGTCCCGACTTCCACCAGACTTGCGTTTTCGATGACTTTTACGGTCAGATGCCTTACTCGACTTGGCTTCGTGTGTGTGACCGTTATCCCATGGAGGTCCATACCAAAGGCGCGTTCCATCAACTCCTAGCACCTAACTTGGTGTTTACCTCGAATCGTGCACCCTACGAATGGTATCCAAAGTTGTTTACCGAGCTTGACCGTTGGCAAGCGTTCGACAGGAGAGTGGACAACGTCATCTTTTTCTGCGAAGATGGCTATGTAATTAGGAAGGGGAACCTTCCATGGCCTCTGCCGTACTTAGCCCCTGTGAATCTTCATCAAGCTCTGATGAACCCAGGTCTGATTCCTGATTACTGTCCTCCGAGGATAGGACATAATGGTGAGCGTCCGTCATTC